CAAAGATGCCGATCACCGATGCGCCCGCCTTCCAAAACGGACTGTCGAGCGAATAGGGCAGCGTGTCGATGGTGCCGTAATCGTTCATCGTGTCGAGCGTCACGTCTGATGTCGTCCATGACGCCAGGGCCTCGACGCTGATATTCGCGAACGTCGCCTCGTCAAGCACGCGATCGTAAATCAGGAGCCGGTCAGGCGTGGTGCCCGAGTTATCGCGTGAGATGTAAGCCCAAAGGATGATCGGGTTGATCGGGTCTGCGGCCCCCAGGATTTCGCCCTCGGTGCCGGCCCGGTAATCGCCCATAAAATACGTGCGCCACTTGTTGACGCCTATCTGCTGCTGACCACCGCTGTTCAGGTCCATGCGATAGAACCCGTCAGAAGCCAGATAAAACGCTTGATCGCCGAGCTTTACGAGGCTGTTGGGAGCAACCAGCCCTTTCCCGCCCTGTACCTCGTCAAACTGGAAAACGGCTTCAGAACCCGGCACAAACGTCATGCGCGTGACGCGGGATTTCTGGAAGATGTAGCCCGTTGCTCCACCGAGCAGGCCCGTGATCGGGCCCCCGGTCGGCTGGTCCTGGTAATCACTCGATGCTGTGCCCGGCGTCCAGACTTCAGCGTCGTTCAAGCCTGACCAGTGAACGCGGGTCTCATATCCGTTGATTGCCCCCAGGACCACGAAATCACGAACGATCGCCACATAGCGCGCTGATGGGGGACTACCCGGTAAATCATCAAACGCCTCAGACGTGCCGAGTTCATAATACTGAACAACATCGAGGTAATTCGTGGCGATCACGTATTGCCCGAACAGTTCAAACCGCCAGCGCTCGCCGGCCGGGGTTGCATAGAACCCTTCTGACGTAATCGTTGCTGCGGCCTCGTCCGTAATGTTGCTGGCGTCTTCAGCCGTGATGATCTCTCCCGGCTTGCTCACATCTGACCATGTGGCGGCGGTCAGACGGTAAAGCTTGGTGGCATCGCCAGCAAACGGGAACGTCGAACCATCGTCGCCGAGCACCACCGCCGCGCCGAGGCAGTCGTCCTGCAGGGCGTTCGTCACTGCAACGGGGCCAGCCAGAGATTTGAACCCGATCGGGCTCGGGAGAACGTTGCGCGCCTCACTCACCGCCGGCGTGTTGATGCCTGCCGCGTCTGGTCTCCAGGCTCCAAACGGAATCACGGCATTCCCTGCCGAGTTCTGATCTTCAGAGGTCCACCACCAAAGCGGCGACCGTGCGCGCTGGTGTTGATGCCTGCGATATGCGCCCGGTAGCGCGTGAAATGCTGCACCGCCAGATCAGCGTCCTGCATGAACGAGAACGCTTCAAACAGCGTGCCCGACAGATACAGCAGGGGGTAGGCCGTCAGCAGTTCGTTGGTCGTGTTCTCGGGGCCGAGCGCGTCGAACCGCTTGTAGTAGAGCAGCGAGATTGAACCCGTATACGTCGGCGTGACTTTAATTGCCGTGCCTTCAATTGTGTAAAACGCCGGGTCTCCCGTCGCGAGGTCGGCGTCCTTTGCCGCCCATTGCCGAGGGCTCATGAACTCAAGCCCCACGATATCATTAGCCCGGCTTACGGTGCGTATCGACACGACATCAGTCGGCAGCGTGCCAACGCCATCCGTCACCGTGACCGTGCCCGTGGTTTCTTGCTCGGGCGAGGTCAGCGGATCACAGAACAGCGGATCGGTCGGCCCCTCGCCAGATCCCGCATAGAGCCGTTGCTCCATGAACGCGACAAACGTCGGGATCTGGTTGGAGAATGTCGTGTCTTGGCGAACGGCCCAGGTTTTCACTGCCTGGGCCAACCCGTCATAGTCCGTAAACAGTGCCATTAGGCGGCAACGCCCTTGATCACTGCGAAGTTGAACACGGGCTGCTCTGTCGTGGTGCCAGAGAACGTTGCGAACGTGATCTGGAACGACCCGGCAGCGACCGCAGACACGGACACGATGTATTTATCGGTGCCGCTCTTTTGCGAAACCACCACCACGTCAGTCGCAGCCACGGCCGAGTTTGTCACCGTGAATGACGCCGCCGTGGTCGAGCCCGCCGCTGAGACAAGCGTAATTGCACCTGTGGGTGCGTTCACCGTCACGCCCGTCGTGCGGTTCGTTGCTTGTGTGACCGCACCGCCTGCACCCGTAGCATAGCCGATGCCGGCCGTGCCCCGGCTTAGAATGCCGCGCGCGGACAGGACATTACCCGTCCCGGTCGGGTTCAGGTCGATGGTGCCCGAGCCCTTGGCATTGATGGTCAGGTTTTCGTTAGTGCCCGACGAGATAGCGGCAAGGTTGACGCCCGCCGCTGCTGCGGCGCCGATCACCGTCAATCCCGTCGCAACCGAAGCCGTGGCCGCATTGACGGACAGAACCGGGTTCGTCGCACCGTTGGCACCAACCGCCAAAGCAGCAGCACCCGCGCTCGTCCCCGTGATCGCACCCGTAACGCCGGTTGCGCGAGCAAGAGCAATCGCACCCGTTGCGGTTCCGTTGATCGTGACCGTGCCAGAGCCCTTGGCGTCGATGACGAGGTTTTCGTTCGTACCGCTGGAGATAACGGAGATGTCTGCACCAGCCGCTGCGGCGCGGCCGGTAAGCTTGATGCCAGTCGCAGCCGACGACACCGAACAATCGACGGAAATAACGGGGTTCGTCGCCCCGTTACGACCAAGGGCCAATGACGGATTCGCTGTGCCCGTGAGAGCTGCCAATGATGCCATGATGATTGATCCTTAATTGAGATAGATGGGAGAGCTGGCCGCGTCGAAGATCTGTTCGCCGGCCTGATCGAAGATTTCCTCAAGCGCCGTTTGTTCGGCGTTCAGTTGCTCGACGGTTTCGTCGGCGTAGCCCTGCGCATTGACGTAAGTCACAGTGGCCGTGGTCAGGCACGCCGCGGTCAACGCTGTGTTATTGGCAACGATCAGGGGATGTGAGAACACAACCGCAATCGGACCAGATGCCGCCGACGCAGAGTACCGCCAGAGCACAGTCGAACCGCTCTTGAGCACTACTTCTGTGACGGTCGCGCTTGTGTTGTGGACCTGTACTGACGTGACATAGATCGCCTTTCCCGCACCAGGAGCCGCTTTCAGCGTCACATCTGACGTGTTGGTGATGCCGCCCGCTGCCGCCGCATAGGACCACGGGGCGAATATGGTCGGCTGACCGGCAGGGAGACCAGCACCAGCGCTGCCCCCACCGATCAAATCACCCGTCGCGCCGCCGCGGACTGGCACCCACCGGTTGTCCGCATCGAGAACGTGAAGGTTCGCGACAGTCATATCACCACCTCCGCGCACTTGAGATATCGCCACTCGGGGTCATTCAATTTCTTGACGACCGCCTTGCGATGATCAGAGTTCCACACGTCAATGCCGTACTGCGTGAGCCACTTGTATTGGATGCCGATGGGGATCGTGGCTTCGAGCCGCCAATCACCTTGCTTGCGCCACGCATCGCGCCCGAGATTCTGGCGCTGTTTATTCGCCTCGATCCACGGCTCTACGTCTTGATGTGTGTGGACCACGAAGCCGGTATCCGTGGCTTCGAAGTATTCAGAGATCCCCGTCAGAGGATCGAAATCCAGTAATCTTTTCATCGTCCACCGCCTCTTGTTGTCTGGGCGGGCGTCCACGGCGTTTTTTCGGCTGCTCAACTGTCGGCGTCAGCGTGGCGATATAGTCATCAACCGCTTCTTCGCCGGTCTCACGCGCCGCTGCCCGAACTTCGGGAGGCAGAGCATCGAACAACCTCATGCGCTTGGCCGAGAGGGCTTGTTGCTCGGCTAGGTGCCGGGCCTTCATGTCCTCTTCGGCTTTGCGAATGTGCTCCCTGACATCCTCGGGCTCGACTAATTCGACTTTCTTGCGGGATAGCCCGACGAAAGCCACGTCAGCCGGTAGCTCGACGACATCACCTTGCTTGTGGACGCCCCCGAGGCCGTCGTGGAACTCAGCACAAAGAATCCTGACGACCTTGGGTGCCATGTTGATTACGAGAGGTCAGCGACGACGCCGTT